TCTGCGCGGCCGAGAGCGAACTGGCGCAGATCACGAAGGTCGGGCCGGGGACGACGGTGACGGTGCGGCGCGGGGTGGAGGGGACGGCCTCGGCGGCGCACGCGACGAGCACGCCGGTGACGGTCTCGGTGGCCGGTGAGGTGGCCCCGCCCCCGCCGGTGTCCGCCGCCGCGATCCCCCTTCGCCAGAGCTCGGTCGTGCTCAGTCACGACCAGATCCGCACGCTCCCCGTGACGCCGGTGCCGGTGATCGGCGCGCCGGGTCAGACTCGGATGATCGTGCCGATCAGCGCCGTGCTCATCGGCACGTATACGACCGGCTATAGCGGGATCAATGCGTGGGCCGACCTGACGTTCCGCTGGCGGGTCGGGGGACTGGCGGCAGGGGGCTTGATGAACCGGACCAGCCCCGCCCTGGCCGACGTGAGCACCTTTCTGGCCTCGCCGAGCCAATGGACGCAGGTCACCTTTGGCTTGGTGCGAAATATCGGGGCCGTGACGTCCGCGGTCGGACTGTCCGTCTTCTCGGTGGCGTCGCTGCCTCCGGTGAATGAGGTGTTCGAGTTGGCCGGCTATGACGACGGCGGGGCGACGACGTGGGCCGGGGGGCATGCGGCCAATACGATCCGGGCGACGGTGACCTATGTCCTCTTCGATACCAGTCTCGGCCGGTTTGTATGACCCGCACCGGCCTCCAGGTCATCACCGATAGCCTGAAGCTGCTCGGGGTGGTCGCCGGCCATGAGGTGCCCACCTCGGCCGAGCAGACCGATGCCTTCGCGCGCCTCAACGAGCTCATCGACAGCTGGGGTCTGCACCAGCAGACGCTGCTCGTGCCGCGCCGCGACGTCGTCGCGCTGCTCCCGACCGTGCAGACCTACCGCATCGGGCCGGGCGAGGACTTCGACCTGCCGGTGCCGGTGACGCTCGACGCCGTGAGTTACCTCGTCGCCGGCACACCCACGACGGAAGTCTTCCTCGACCTCGGGACCGACCAGGCCATGCTCGGGCTGGCGCAGAAGACGCTCGCCGGGTCGCCGCCGCTCGCGGTCAGCTATACCCGCACGCACGGGCCGGGCGAGCTCTGGGTGTGGCCCGTGCCGACGGTCGTCACGAACCTCGCGCTGTATTGGAAAGAGCCGCTGGCGCAGTTTCCCGACTTGGTGACGCCGGTGGACTTGGCGGCGGGGTATGCGAAGGCGCTGCGCTGCAACTTGGCGATCGAACTCGCGCCGGAGTTTGGCCGGGTGGCCGACCCGCTGGTGATGAAGATGGCGGCCGAGTCGCTGGCCGATGTGAAGCGCGCCAACTTCCCGATGGTCGAGGTTGGCATTGATGCGGCGCTGACGGGCGGTGGCGGCGGCTACTCAATTCTCACGGACAACTGAGGCGCACCATGTTCGTCAGTCCTGAGCGATTAGCGGAGATGCGAGCGCCGGGCGGTGACCCACGCTATCGCGGCGGGTTGTTCGGCCAGATGGGCCTCGGGCAGTTTGGGCGTGGTGGTGGGATGCCGTGGCAGCCACAGCAGCCAGACCCCAACCTCCACGGGCCGTGGGAGGGTCCGCCGATCACGGGCGGAGGGTTCGACCGTGCCGCGTATGACCAGCGGTATCAGCGGGGGCTCATCCCCGGCTCGCCGGGGTATGAGGCGTCTGTGCAGCAGAACCCCGGCATCGACCCGCAGACGGGACGGCCGTGGCAGGCGATCACCGAGAACTGGGGCGGAACGAAGCCGCAGGGTATCCCCGGCGGCTACGGTGGCGCACCGATGCCGCCGATGGGACAAGGCCCGATGCCGCCGATGGCGAACACCCCCTTCTCGTATCCCGGCGGGCAGGTTCCTGGGCAGTACGGCCAGCCGCCCGGCACCGGCCAGATGGGCGCCTTCAACCCGACCCAGCAGCGCCATAACGCGTGGGTGACGCAACACGGCGGCATGGCGCCGCTCAGCCAATACAGCCAGTTCGGCCAAGGCGGCGGCTGGGGCAACATGCTGGGCGGGCTGGGCAGCGCGTTCGGGCTGCGGCGGTGAGCCGTGGCCGACCCCCAGGAGACCCCCCCGCCCGAATCCCTCGCCGGTTGGATGCGCCGCTGGCTCCGTCTGCCGACCGTCGGCTTGCCCGAGGCGAAGGCGCTGCTCGCCGCTGAAGAAGAGCGCCGTCGCGCGCTGCGGCAGCAACTGTCCGACGCGATGCCCGAGTCGCTGAAGTCCCTCGCGGGCATGGCGACGGACTACCTCGGCCAGCAGTTCACCCCCAGCCAGGAGATGACGGAAGTCGGGACGCGCCTCAAGGCGATGACCAACGGCGGGCCAGTGTATGGGCCGATGGCGCGCTTCGGCGTCGACCAGTTCGTCGACAGCACGACGCCGGGGGGCGCGGCGATGAACCTCGACCTGCCGCTGGGGAAGCTGCTCGGCGGCGTGGCGGGCCTCGGGCTCATCAAGGGTGGGCTGAAGGTGGTCGAGGACACGCCGCGCGGGCTGTATTCGCGGGTCGATGAGGCGCTGAAGCTCATTCCGACGAAGGGCGCGCACCCGAACAAGGTTAAGTCGCTGCTGTCGTCGAATGCGAGTGCGGAGGAGCTGGCGTATCGGCAGGTGCCGGAGTTTCTCGCGAGCAAGGGCAATGCGACGGTGACGCCGGCGGAATTGGCAGCGCATCTCGCGGCGCATCCGGCGCCGATGCCGACGGTCAAGACGCTGAGTAAGACGCCAAAAGCGAATACGCTCGCGCAGCAGTGGCAAGCGTCGATGAATGCGACGGAGGAGGCCTACCGCGAGTGGCAAGCGGCCCAACGGGCCGGGGCCGCCCCCGACGTACAGGCCGCCGCGAGGGCGCGCTGGCAAGCGCACGGCACCGAGGCGGATCGCCTGAATCAAGCATGGGCCACCTCCGCGCCGGTATCGCAATCGCCCAAGTACGAGCAGTACCAAGTCCCCGGCGGTGAAAACTACCGCGAGACGCTCTCGACGCTGCCGACGCCACCGGCCCCGCCCCGAAAGAAGGCGACCGACATCGCCAGCGATATGGGGTACGGGCCGGATGACCCGTTACCGCTGCACGTTCAGCAGGAAATCCAGCGAGAAATCGACGCGAGTGTCGCGGTGTCTGAGGCGCAGCGCGGGTTCACCTCCGGCCACTTCGACGAGCCGAACATCCTCGTCCACACGCGCAGCAACGAGCGCACGCTGCCGACCGGCGAGCCGGGCCGGTTCGTGGAAGAAGTGCAGAGCGACTGGCACCAGCACGGGAAGAGTAAGGGCTATCTGGACCCGAACCCGCCGCAGGCGCCGCGCCCTGACTTGACGGGATGGACGGTGACGGATGAAGGGACCGCCAATCCGTATACGGGCCAGCGGAACGTCGTCATCCGCGATGCGACCGGCCAATGGCAGGGCGCGCGCAGTGGGACGCGGGCGACGAATGAGGAAATCCTCGCCGAGACGGCCGACAGGATGCAGCAGTATGCGCAGCGGCAGTTGCAGCCGTCGCAAGGCGTCCCCGATGCCCCCTTCAAAGAGTCCTGGCCCGACCTCGGCCTCAAACAGCAGGTGCTAGAAGCCGCCAACGACCCGAACGCACAATGGATCGGCTTCACCAGCGGGCAGACGCAGGCCGCGCGCTACGACCTGAGTAAGCAGATTAAAGAGTTGCATTTCGAGCCAGACAGTCCCGGCGATTACTCGATGGGCACGCTCTACGCCTACGACCACGAGGGCAAGCAAGTCATCGCGCAATCACGGCTTGAGCCGTCCGACTTAGACGAGTACATCGGCAAGGAACCGGCCGACAACCTGCGCCGCGAGATCGCGAGCAAGGAATATGACCGCTCGCAGTGGGGTGTCGAACACGATCCCGACAACGACGAGTGGTATGTGACGGACCCGAACGGGGAGCCGTGGGAAGGGCTGGTCTTCGCGAACAAGGCCGAAGCCGAGCAGGGCATCGCGGATTATCTGCAGCACGCCGGAGAGGAATATGGCGCCGCCAGAATCAGCGGTCTTGACCTGAAGGTCGGCGGCGAGGGGATGCGCCACTTCTACGACCGGCTCCTGCCCAAGCGCCTCGAAAAGATCTTGAAGCCCTTCGGCGGCACGGTGGAACGTAGCGGCCTGCGTGTGCCGTTCACGACGGAGGGCGAAGGGCCAGGCTTGCGACAGATTGGAGAATCATTCTTCGATACGTTGGCGGAGGCGGGCACGATTCAAGGGCGCGTGCCGGTCGGCGACAATCAGACGCTCATGTCGCGGCCCGAACTGGTGGCCGCCTTTGAATCACAAGCGCTCACGCCGTTTCACTTTTCTCCTTCAGTGCAACAGCGCGTGACACGTCGCGGCGTAACCGAACCCGCGTGGATTGCCCGCCTGACGCCGGAGATGAAAGAACGCATCCGCCGCGAAGGCCTGCCGCTCCTCAGCCTCCTCGGCGCAGGCTACCTCTGGCAAGCGCCGAATGAGCAGCCGGAGTACCGCCAGTGAATTACCCCGGCTTCATCGGCGCCACGGACCGCGTCAGCGCCCGCACCGTCAACGCCGAGCGCACCATCAACTGGTTCCCCGAGCTCGCCACCGGCACGCCCAAAGCCAAGGCGTGGCTCGTCCCCACCCCCGGCCTCGACCCGTTCGTCGTACTTGGAGCAGGGCCGGTCCGCGCGCTCTACGCCGAAGAGAACCGCTGCTTCGCGGTCGGCGGCGGCAATCTCTACGAGGTGATGGCCAATCAGACGTTTGTCTTCCGCGGCGCCGTCGGCATGGACGGCCGCCCCGCGAGCATCAGCAGCAACGGCAGCGACGGGCGGCAGCTGTTCGTCGTCAGTAACGGCGATGGCTTCATCTTCGACCTGACGACGGACCTCTTCACGCCCATCATCGATGACGGGTTCCCGCGGCCGGTGTCGATGGGCGCGTTCATCGATGGCTACTTCCTCGCGCTCCAGGCGCAGTCCGACAAGTTCCAAATCTCCGAGCTGGAGAACGGCCTCGTCTGGGACGCGCTCGACGTCGCGCAGGTGAGCCATACCACCGGCATCGTGCGCGCCATGGTCCCGGTGCATCGCGAGCTGTGGCTGCTCGGCACCTCGACCACCACCGTGTGGGCCGACATCGGCGACCCCGACTTCCCCTTTGCGCCCATTCCCGGCGCGTTCATCCAGCAGGGCATCGGCTCGCTCTTCGGCTGGACGGTCGTCGATAACGCGCTCTTCTGGCACGGGCAGAACGAGGACGGCGGGCGCGTGGCCTACCGCGCGCAGGGTTACACGCCGCAGCGCATCTCGACGCATGCGGTCGAGCAGGCGTGGGCTGAGGTGTCGACGCTGCAGGACACCATCTGCTGGAGTTACCAGGACCGCGGCCATGCGTTCGTCGTGTTCTACCTGCCGGCGGCCGAGACGACGTGGGTGTATGACGTGTCGACGGGAGGCTGGCACGAGCGCGCGCTCTGGGACCCGACGGCGCTGGTGTGGACGCCGCACCTCGCCAGATGTCACGCCTTCGCCTTCGACAAACACCTCGTCGGCGACCGGCAGAGCCCGGCGATCTATCACCTGGACGCCGACACGCACAGCGACGGCATGGTGGTGGCGGGCTGATGGCGACCGATCAGCCCTATCTGACCGTCGCGTGGTCCTATCTCGACCACTTCACGCTGACGTGGACGCATAGCGGGACAGACATCTTTGGCTTCTTTATGGAGGTCTGGGTGACCGCGACCGCGGCGTCGGTCGTCAGCTATCAGAGTTACAACACCGCGCTGCGGGCGTATGCGGTGCCGCAACCCGCCTCTGCGCCGTTGGCCGATGACACCGCGTACTCCGCGCGGGTGACCGCCTTGTCTCTCTCGGGGCATGTCCAGAGCCGCATCGCCACGATTACCAACGGGCATCAGGTCTCCCATACCTTCTTCGACGGGCCGGTGTCGACGTGGCCGGAACATGACTGTGGCGTGGTGGATTTCGGCGGCGGCAATACCCGCTATCTCCCGTCGATGGAGGTCACGCACATCTCGGACTACCAGTTGCCCGCCGATTTTCTGCCCGCCACCGCGATCCCGTTGGCCGTCACGGCCGGGGTCCGCTTCGGCAGTTTCCCGGTGGAGACGCTGACCTCGCCCGACCATCATCGGAACGTCCACGTCAACCTCTTCGCCCGACCGGACGGCTATACGCCCCCGTGGACGGTGAGCCCGCCGTATCCGCCGACCAGCGCCGTGACCGGCCTGCATGCGGACACGGAATGGATAGGTGAGCCCGTGTTTGCCGGGGCGTATAAGACGATCGATCCCATTCAGACCGAGTTCAACTTTCAATCGAACTATCCCGACCCCCTCGACCCACAGACGGGCCTGCCGTGGACGCGGGCGCACGTGCTCAGCTACCAGTGGGGCTGGGGCTGGTATACGTGGAGCTCGTATACCGCCATCGCGGACCAGGCCGGGCTGTTCGTCAATCCGAGCCCCCCGCCCGACCTGATCAGCCGCCCCGTCCGAGAAGTCGCGGCGGACGGGCGGATCGGCATGTTCAAGGCGTATGTCGACTATGCCTTCCCCCCGACCTACGACGACGAGCCGGGGCCATCCCCAGGCCCGGAACCTGAGCCGCCGCCGGCGCCCGGCTATCACCTGGAGGCGCGCTACATCCGGCGCTTGCGCCGCGCGCCGCATGTGAACAACGAGCATTTGCGGGTGTTCTATCGCCGCTTCGAGCTCGACCTCGAGCGCGGGCAGGCGTTGGCATCCGGGCAGGGCAGCGAGCCGTATGTCCTGCTGCGCCTGTCGCGGGACGGCGGCCAGACGTGGGGCGAAGAGATGCGGATGGCCGCGGGCAAGCTCGGCGAGTATCAGGCGCGTGTGATGGCGCGGCGGCTTGGGCAGGCGCGCGACACGGTCTTCGAGGTGGTGGTGTCGGACCCGGTGGCGTGGTCGCTGGTCGGCGCGTGGCTCGACCTGGAGCCGGGGACGAGCTGATGCCTGAGAAAGACGAAGCGGCGTTTCGGCGGTGGTATGACGCCTGGGCCTCACGCTACGGCATGAACCCGGACCCGGATGACCCGCGCCAGCACTACGACTACCGCGCCGCGTTTCAGCAGGGCATCCCGCCGCCGAACGTGGCGGCCGGCGAACACTGGCCGTCGCTCGACAAGGATGAGGGCCATCCGAACATCATCGTGGGCGGCTTCCACACGAAGACGGGGAAGCGCGTGCCGGGCTATACCCGTGCGCGCAGTGTGGCCGAACTGGTCGAGCTCGGCTGGGACCCGGAGACGGCAAAGCAGCTCAATGCGCAGCCTGAGCCCGCACCGGACACGATGATGTATCTGACGGACTTACTACGGCGCATGCGCGCGCTGGCGCAACCGGGCGGCGGGCGATGAACTACCCGCCCTATCAGCAGCCGTTCCTCGACCCCGGCACGCGGCTCGTGTCGAAGCCGTGGCAGCTGTTCTTCCTCGGCCTCACAGGCGGTGCCGGTGGCCTTGACGGCGGGACGATTACGCCCGGCACGGTGCCGCTCGACGCGCTCGCGGCCATCGCGTCGCCACGCCTGCTCGGGCGTGAGTCGGACGGTGTCGGTCCGGTCGAGGCGTTGCTGGTTGGCACAGGGCTGATACTGGAAGACCTGACGTTGTCCGTGACGCCCGAGAGCCTCACGGCGGTCGGCTACTGGACGCCCATCACCAACGGCGACCCGCTGAGTCCTGAAATCTTGTTCGATGCGGAAGGAGACTGCGTCGTCGGCTTCGTGCCGACGCCGGCGCCATGACGAACCCCACCGCGACGGTGATGGTCCCGTATCACGCCCTGGACGACCTGCTGCTGCGCGGGACGCGGGCCGCGCAACCGGCCGCCGCGGACGTGACGCCTGGCACGCTCTACAGCATCACCGATGCGGGCTATCGCGTCGAGCGGAGCACCGGCCTCGTCTGGGAGATTTACGTGGCCGGGGGGGCGCTGGGCTCGGTGTATCTCTTCCGCGCCGATACGAGCTCGACGGGTGCCGCCGACCCCGGTGCGGGCTATCTGCGCTGGAACACCGTGGGGCAAGTCGATGCGACGCTGCTCTACTTCGACTGGCTGACGACCGACGGCGTCGACGTGCATGTCATCTTCCAGTTGATGACGCCGCCGTCACGGTTCCTGATTCAAGACGCCGACCTCGCGGTGCAACATCAGGTCTGGGAGCTGACGGCCCCGGCGGTCAATATGCCCGACTGGTTCCAGGTGCCGGTGACGCTCGTCTCGTCGAGCGGCGGCGTGTTCACCAACAACCAACGGCTCGCGGTGATGCGCTAATGCCGACCGTCCCTGACATCCACCGTCGCGGTACACGCGCCGACCAGGCGACCGTCGCCAGCCCGCCGCTGACCGTCGGGACGTTGTACTTCGTCTCGGACGAGGGCGTGACCGAGCGCTGGGATGGGGCGGCGTGGGAGGTCTACAGCGGTGCGGGGACAGGGTCGGCCCCGCCGCCGAGCCCGCCGGGCGCGACCCTCACGACCTACCTGGTCTCGGGGGGCCAAGTGGCCTGGGAGAGTGCGTATACCTTCCGGGTCAGCGCGGCCGACTACTACATCCTCGGCACGCGCTACGCGAGCGCCGAGGATACCGCGTCGCTTGCCGCCGCCCACGCCACGCTCGACCGCCTCGACGTCATCGCGCTCGACACCCTCGGCGCGGTCGTCGTGCTGCCGGGCACCGCGGCCTCGACCCCGTCCGAGCCGAGCGTGGACCCGGCGCAGTACCTGAAGCTCGCCATCGTCTTCGTGGCG